TATCTCATCCAGGGAAGGTCCTTCAAAAGTTCATAGGTCACATTCTGGTCTCCTTGATACCGTCTCCAATTTGGTCTATTTTCATAATACTTTTCCCATACAGCAGGTGTGGCATTCTTATTATTCCACTTCATAATAGAAGAATTAATACCGTCAAAACCAGTAAAGTCGTGTAGAACACCAAAAGTTGTATCATCACCAAAATTAGCCATCTGGTCAATATTCTTTAATATGACCACATCTAAATCCATATACAGATTAACACCCTCTAAACCACTATCTGGATGAAACAATTGCATTTTGTTCCACCACCCTTGTTCATCAAACAAAGGAAATTGTTTAAATTGTATATCGCCGTCTATCTGTTTATGTAAGGAAGTGTTATCGGTAAAACAAATAAATTTATGGTCAACCGTTAAATGTCTCTTGACCATATTGTATAGGTTTTGTACATAAATCGGTTTGTATTTGTTGCCGTAATAAACACAAACAAAATTTATCATATCTTTATCTGTTCTTCTAATTTTTCTGTTTCTAAATGATTGTTAGGTTGTTTCATTAATAATTCGTATGCTGTGCCATCTGCAATCTCTGATAATTTAAATTGATTATCAACTACCATTTTTAACCACTCGTTTATAGTTTTATGTCCTGGTCTCATAGGTTTAGTTATCTTTCCTATGTGGTCACCACATATAAAACTGGCTATGTTTCTTTTATGTGCAAATACTGGTGTCATATTTAATATTGCGTCAATAGCTGATAATGACATATTAGTTACCAATGCTTGACAACCTTTTAAGTCGTCTCTAATATCTGTATTCCACCATTGATTACCAGGTCTAGGTTTATTTCTAATCTTTATTGGCATTTCTGCAAACTCTGTACCAAATGTTGCCTGTTTTATTTGTTCACTTGCAACTTCAATCCATTTCTCAACTGACATACCATTTATATGCATTGTGACCGTAGGTGATGATGGTGCTAATAAGAAGTGTGTCATTTCACCTGTTTGCCACCCTTTAAAATGACAATCAATGCCTTCACTTTCTAGTTTTGATAGTCTTGTACCATCGCCTACTGAACCTCTTATTGTATGTAAATTACCTTTACATATTCTAAAATACATTCTATCCCAATCAACTCTAGGTTCTGGATATCTTGTAAAAGGAGCATTTAAATAACCTACATCTACATACCACCACTCTTTGTTAAATCTTATACATTCTCTAATACCATCTATATTTTTACCTGCTAAACCCCAAAAGAAGTGTATCTCGTGGTCTGCGTCTTGCCACCCTTTTTCTATTGCTGGCCAAATCTTATGTGATAAACATTTTTGCCAACCTATTTTATGTGTTATAATCATCTTTTTTCCCTTTTAATTACATCTGCCATATCGTGGTTGACCTTTGCGTGTCCTCTTTCATCTTGTCTTACTGCAATCACAACGTCTCTTAATGTGGCATTCTTTTTCAAACCATAATAATTTATGGCAATTTTTGGTGCTGGTATATTTTTTGTGCTACCATTATCAATCTGTTTTAAATATTCTGTATAACTTATTACTGCCTGCTCTTCAAAATATCCTACCATTCTATGAGCAACTTTAGGAAAGAATATGTATAAGAACATATAGAAGTGCCAAAATAAAAACTGAGCAGTAATAATCATCCACCTTTCAAACCAGTTAGGTTTTGCTATCTGTATGAATATCATAAGGTGCATACGTTCATTCTCTGCCTCTTCAAGTAATTGTCTAATCCAACCTCTATCGTCTGGTTTCATCTTTCTTAAACTACGTAGATGATTCCACATTCCTGCAACCATACCTGGCACACCTGCTACCGTTTCTAATACTACGGCTCTGTGACCATATCTCTTTGCAAAAAATGTATCTGCAAACCACCTTAATCTCATTGTAAAGAATAAGGCGCATTTATCTCCAAAGTCTAAAGGTTTCTTATGAATCATAAATCAACTTTTGACATTTCATTATAAACATCATACCACTCTTTTGAGTAATCACAATCTTTATAATCTTTGAAGTAAGGTCCTCCTAAAGTAAAATGTATATTCTTTGCCTCTTCATTATAATCATATTCGCCAACTAACCAGTTCCACTCTAACGGAATATCACCTATCATATGTTCTCTTTCTAACCATTTAAATTGATGAAGTTCTAAACCAGTAGCAGTATTAACATATTCTGGTGTTAATTTTGTACACATTACATTATGAAATAACATCATACTAGACCAGTTCTTTTTAGGAAAAGGTTCATTCTTGGCACCTCTAAACTTTACATTTTGTTTAGGAACATAATCGTGTTTACAACACATTACAGAATATTTGTAAGTTCTCATATCCCATAACTTCGTTATATCATCACGCAATAACATATCACAATCCATAAAAATAGACCAACCTTTATAATTACTTAAATGTGGCACCATAAATCTACTAAACGCAAAATCGGTAGATTGATTAGGTTGTTTCTCTCTAGTAAAACCTGGTATCTTACCTAAACATAGAGGTGTTATAGATACAGGACTTGTACTATGCTTTCTTATACTTTCTGACAAGGCGTGAAAGGCAACCGTTTCGCCCTCGTCATAACCTATAAAAATATTAATCATACGCAACTACTCCGTAAACTGCCTTTTTATTTTCTAAATCGTGTATCTCATCTACTTTAAAGTTAGTCCATTTTTTTAATTCAGGTTTTACTTTAAACTTACACAACTCTGCTTCTTTATCTTCAACCATTCTAGTTTGATGTATTTTTTCTCTTTCAAACCATTGATTCCAAAATCTTAATGTATTATCAAATTGTAAAGGATAAAAGTTAACTTCTTGAATTACGTTGTTAACAAACATAGGCATATCTTTAATTACCCAATAATAAAACTTTTCTTTACCTGTTATTAAATTACTTTTAAACTCGTTGGTCAACCACTCTCTTAATTCATCTGATACTTCGTGATAAGTAAAATACTTCTCATACTTTTTAAATCTTTCATCAATAGGTTTTTTTATAACCTCATCATAGCTTTCTATCAACTCTTCAGGTATTTTATTATTATTAATATCGTCTGTGTAATATGAATTTAACATTTTGCCTCTGGACTCCTCATTAGTTTTTTTCTTTTAGGTCCTTTTATATGGTCATAAACTGGTCCTAATATTGACCTTGCCTGTACGTGACCACCTCTACCATCTCCTAAATTTTTATTTACAACACCCTTTTTCTCGTATCTTTTTCTTACAATATCCCATATATAACTATCGTGTTGTTCTTTTTCATTGTAAATTAAGTCTTCATTATACATCATTTGCATATCTTTGGCAAGACCTTTTACTTCGGGGTGTCTCATATTGAAGTATAAAAAACCACATTCACTATATTGCTTATCACCTCTGCCTAGATAACTCATCAAACTACCATCACTATGTATATGTTTTTTTATCCACTCTGCGTCTATCATTTTATAGAATACACTATCAGCGTCCATACATATTAGACCATCATAATCTTCACTAGTTATAATCTCATTTGTATATGCAAATACTTTATAACAAAATCTTACACCGTCTTTTAAAAAACCAGTTCTAGGGTCATCTGATACTGGTCTATGTTTATTTCTATTAACAAACTCCTCACACTCCGGCACTTCATCAAAAATACTTCTTACAACAATATTTGTACGTGGTATATCATTTAAGTCTTCACTATAAACAATCAAATCAAACGGCCAGTTATAAGTCTCAAAAAACTTATAACCATATTGTTTGTATAGTTTTTTATTTAATGTGGTAACAACTGCTATATTCATAGTAAATGCTTTAATGGTTTGCCCTCTATAATTTCTTCTACACTCCATTGTGTATATGATAATTTATATAAAAGAGAAAGTCTATCACCTAAAATAGGATTCTCTACGTTTTCTAAATCGTGTGATGAAATACCATATACAAAATTATATGGACTAGGTGTAATTACCGGTATGCCATTCATCATTGCGTCTATTGAGGCACCACTTGTATATGATACAGCACAATGAGCACTTGCTAAATCTTTTTCTAAACTATTCTCACTTATCTCAACTTGTTTTATATTATACATTAGTTCAAACATTTCTGTTATACTTGCCTTTGCTAATGGGTGGTTTCTAATAACTATCTTTCTTTTGGTAACTTTCATTAGGTGTTTTACCGTTGCCATTACCCATTGTTTAATATCTAGTCCTAATAGTGAGGCGTCTGAAGGATTTTGACATAGTATTAATACATTCTTTGATTTATGTTTCTCACGCCAAGGTTTTAAATTTAAATCTATTTGATTTTTTAAAACTTGATATCTTTTATCATCTGCCTGCCATTTAAAGTCTGCGAGTTTAGGTAAGAAGTGGTCTAAACCAACTCTATAATGTGTATGTTCATCTGTAATTTTTCTACCTAAAATTGGTGTCTCAAATACTATCAACTTATTATCTGTTGTCAATGTATTATGTGTTCTTTCAATCTCATTCTTTAATCTTTGACTTTTATTCTGTATCTTCCATAGTTTACTTGTATGTTTCTTTGTAGAACCAAATACGATTGCGTTTTGACAATCTTTGTAATCATCACTCTCATTTAGTTCCCATTTCTTACCTTTTTTAAGTAAGTTCTTTTGTAAATCTATCAAGATATTTCTTTGATAAGAATTTACACAGGTGTTTAGAAACATTATATTCATCTTAATATTACTGCCTCACTTAATATTTTATTTCTAGGTCTATTTAAATATAATTTATAACCTTTATCTTTAAATTCTTTTAATAAGTCTTCATATTGTTTTATACTAGTTTCATTATCTATTAGTTTTACCTCAAACTCTACAAGAAATGCCTTGAAATCAACATTTAAATCAATCACCTCTCTACAAAAATCAAACCACACACCCTCAATATCTGCCTTAATTATATCTACTTTATTATCTACATCATTTAAACTCTTCTCTAAATTTATTGTATCAACTTCTATGTATTGTGGATTCTCACCGAATTGTGGTAGAGGTAATAGTGAATAACATTTTGTCAAGTCTTTAGAGTCATAATAAAACTTCATCTTACCAGTTTCTTTTGCATATGCCTTATTATGAAAGGTCATTTTATCTTTATAATTAAAATTAGTTGCAAATAAATTTACACTATCTGGTGTAGGGTCATAACAATGTATATTTAAGTTTTGATTATCTACACACATAGCCTGTTCCCAACCTACATCACGGTGTACGCCATATGATAATACGTTCTTACTTTCTTTTACTATTGATTCTGGTAACCAATAGTTTTTATATTGTTTAAAAGATTGAGGTTGTAAGTAAGTACCCTCAATTTCTTTCATTCTGTTATATAAATCACTCATTTATTCTCCGTTAATATACTTATAGGCATAGTCTGTTGTAATCTCACTTAACATAAACTGATTACCTAATAATGACCACAACCACCTATCTCTTAAATCTGAATATAGTGGTGTCTCTATCTTATCTAGGTCATTTAAACTATATGATACTCTGTTTGCTGGACTATGTTCACTAGTAAAACTAGGCACACCTGCAATCAAAGCTTCACAGGCAGCCATACTATGCCAAGATACCATAGCAAAACAATTTTTTAAATCAGCACTCAAAGGTGTTGCGTTTCTTTTGCCGTGTATTCTGTTTGTAAACTTATATCTTACTTGTATTGGTCTGTCTGTATATTTTTTTAGTTCGGCTGTTATGTTTTCTATCCAAGGTTCTACTTCCATATCATACCAGTTTGCCGTGTGTTGAGAAGGCGGTATTATAATTATATATTGACCATCTTTTTTCCAGTCTTTCAATGTCATTTTATCAAGTGTGTCTTTATCTGTACACATACTTTTTACATATTCAAATCTTTCTTTGTGTCTCTCATCAATGTCAATCATCTGTACATTATTTTTAATTATTCTGTACCAAGGTTGACCAAAGGCTGGGTGTGGTTGATATTCATTACCAAATAGGTATGGTTGGTCAAAATAGTAATAAGGTATATTATTATTTTCACAGGCAACTTTTAATCTTTTTGTGCCTCTAATTATACCTTGAAAACAGACCTCAACATTCTCATCTGGAAAACTACCGTTCCACATTGGCCAATGCTGATTGTAAAACTCTGGTCCGTCTATCTCTGCAAAATCAAAAAACTTATTGTCTCTGCCTTTTGCAAATTCTTCCAGGTATTTTCTTGTTCCTCTTTTTGTGTTAAACAGATATAGCATTACCAACCTTCATAATATAATAACTATCAACAATATCTGATACAGGATTACCTACTTTTTCAGTATCAAATATTTTCTTCAAGTCAATTTTAGTTTCATTCACAAACGCCTCATACATTTTATCTTTATCTGCGTTACCTTTACCTGTTGCGTGTTTCTTAACAACACTAGGTACTACCGTTTCGTAAGGGATATTTTCTTCTTGTAATCTATATTTTAAGATACCACAATTCTCTGCTATTTGAAATAGACCTTGACCTTTAGAACCAAAAGAATATCCTTCTATGAAAACTTTAGGTTTGTATAAGTCTTTGATTATATCTATTGCAAAATCTGATATCTGTCTAAATCTTTGTATAGGGTCTGTCCATTCTTTGTGTGCGTAACCAACAATGGTCTCATTCATCATACATTGCCACTTTTTCTTGCTAGTTAAATAAAAGAACATTAAGTTGCCATTGTTAATACAAATGGCAGGACTTGTTAAACTATAATCAATTCCAATTATCGTGTTCGTATCTGCTTTCAACGTCATCTTCCTCATCTACTTCATATCCACAAAAAGGACAAGTTAAAGGTTGTAAATCAAACTTATCTTCGTCCCATTCTATGGTATATTTAGTCTGACAATTTTGGCAGGTTTTTGGTGTCTTCATTATAGTTTGAATTTTTTAAATTGGTCTTTCTTAACGTCTTGTTTAATACCACCAATTACATAACTTTCTATTTCAGTTTCCTGTGGTGCGTTTTGAGTTGAACGGCTGTTTAACCAATGTTCTACCCAAGGAAGTGGATTTGTTTTTTGTTCGTATTGAGGTGTTAGACCTATACCTTTCATACGTCTGTTTGCCATATATTCTACAAACTGGTGTAATAGTTTCTCTGATAAACCTATCATAGCACCTTTTGAAAATAGATATGTTGCCCAACGTTTTTCCTCCTGTACAGCCTCATCATACATTTTATAAACTTCTTTTTCTGAATCTTTAATTACTTTGTTCATTACTTTATCATTTTCATATTCTCTGTAATTGTTTATTATTCTTTGAGACATTGCTAGGTGTTGTGATTCATCACGAGCAATAAATGAAATAATCTTAGCAGAACCTTCTAATAATTTTAATTCACCAAATGCGAAACTACAAGCAAATGATACATAGAAACGTAAACCCTCTAGTATGTTTACCGTTACCAATGCCTTCCATAATTTCTTTTTAATATCATACTCATCTACTTTTGATTTATCTAAATGCCATTTATAACCTGTATTAATTAAATCATCATAGGTTTCTGTAATAGTTTTTGCTCTTCTTTCTATCTTCTCATCACCTATAATTGTATCAAACACATCACTTGGTTGTGAATATAAATTTTTAATAATGTATGTATAACTTCTACTATGAATAGTCTCTATGAAATCCCAGGTAACAATACAACCTTCAATCTCTGGTAAAGATACAAATGGTAAAAATGCAAGACACGGACCTCTGCCTTGTACAGAGTCTAACATAGTCTGATACTTTAGATTAGCAGTAAAAATAAACTTTTGTTGTTCATTAAGTTCAGCATAATCATTTCTATCTTTCTGTAAAGAAACCTCTTCAGGTCTCCAGAAATAACCTAATTGTTGTTGGTTTAGTTTATCAAATATAGGATATTTCATATCACTATATTGTTGTACTTGTAAATCTTCACCAAAAAACATTGGTTGTTTTGTAAAGTCTAAATCTTTGCTCGTATTAAAAACACTTCTACC